TAATGTCGAGCCATTTCCTCCAATTGTCAAAGTAAATCCAGTTTTAGAGCTATTAGTAGTGTTTTTAAATCTTCTATAGAAATATTTTGTTCCAGTAGCAGATGTATAGTCTGGATTATTTGCTGGTGCATGTAAATTATCTGTCGCGCCGGCTTCTCCGTTATTTTTAAAATTGCCGTCTGGATAAATTAGTTGTCCATAATAGACCATTAAACCATCAGTAAGTGTAGCTGTAGAATCCCAATTGTTATTTGTTACAGAGTTTTGGTCACTGAAAAGTATATTATCTGGAAGACGTTGAGATTCATTTGTAAATTCTTCTAAAGTATCTGACTGTGTCACACTAGAGAAAGTTTGAATTAAGATATTTGATGACGAAGTATTATTTGTTGTAAAAGTTCCTGTTAAAGGATGAATAATGCGACCAGAAAGTGTTGCTGAAGATGCATTTACTCCTGGTAAAGAAGTTGCTTGGTCAAACGTAAAGTTTCCTATTATACTTAAATCATCATCATAGCTATCAGAGACAGCTGTTAAAAGTGATGGCAAGCTTGTTGATGTGCTGTTAACAGAACCATTTGTTATTCCATCGCCAGAAAACTCAATTGAGTTAATTGTCGAATTTGTTGTTGTTGGAAAACTTATAGCAGAATTTGAATCGCTGTATACATATTTGTATACATTACTAGCTGTGAAACTAAATTCGCCTATAGGGGACTTAAAGTACTCAACTCCTGAAAGATGATTTGTTCCAGCAGCACCTGCTGATATGTTACTAATTAACAAGTTAGAGAAAGTAATATCTAGTCCTGAATCGTCGTTGACCCATTCAATATAATTTGTTTCTCTATCAGAACTGTCAACCGTATGAATTACTCTTGCATAATTCCAGCCATTTCTTTGGTCAGCAGGATTAACAGAGAAATTAGCAGTTCTATAAAACTTTGTATAATCAGGCAATAAAAAGTTGTTTTTGCCAACAACAGCGTCAGTTACACTTACAAATCCTGAGTTATTTCCATTTAAACTATTTCCTGAAGCAAATGATGTTAAGTCAATTGTATGAACATCAGCACCATTTACTTCTAGCTTTAAAGTTCCTTTGTTTCCGTCGCTGAAAGAGTTATTAATATAATTGTTTCCAGAAGCTGTTACAGAGTCATTTACTGGACCTGAAATTGTTGTTGTTTTATCAAATATTCCTCTTCTATGACTAGAAACGCTAAAGACACCATTAGCATCAATTGCTCCAAAGCCTCCTTGAATGCTTCCTACACTTGTATAATTTGCTTTTGATAAAGAACTTCCAAAACTTAATTTACCACTAACACCACTTTGTGATGAGTCTAATTCATTTACATTAGAAGGTTCGTTTACATCTGTAACAACTCCAAAACCTACTTGAAAATTAGTAATTTCTCCTGTCCAAGAAGAATCAGCAACGATTTTTGCAACAATATATTCATTTGTTAACAAAGAACCGGTTCCAAATGTAACGTAATTTGTTGAATTTAAGTTTGTATCTAAAGTTCCTATTGAGCAGCCATCATTGTCACCTGTAGAATGATAAGTAAATGCTGTTGCTGCGTCTAGCCAACCAGTGTCATCAGTACCATTTGAAGGAAACTTAAAGAATAGTTTAAATTCATCACCATTAAGACTTTCGCCATTAGCAACCAAAGTCCCAGTACCATTCATAGTATAACCTAAGTCTCTAACATTTGCACCTGATGTATTTTGAAATTTTCTTATATAATTTCTTTCACCAGATATTCCGCTATAGTCTGGATTAGAATCTGGCCCGTGTTCAATACTTCCTCCGTCTGACGTGTTTCTGAAGTCGCCGCTATTGAAAGAATTACTATGAGAAACTAATTTTTCATCAAAAACCATTAGTCCTGTACCATGAGAAATACCTGCTGATATGCTATTTTGTGAATTCCATTGGTTAATTACGTCTACAACGTCAGCTTGAAGGTCATAGCCGTAATCTGTAACTCTATAAGTTTCTCTTTGGAAAGTTTCGCTTAAGTTTGTAGAAGTATCTGCGACATTATATAGTAGGATATCATCGCTAAGTGATAGTGCGCCACCGTTAGAAATTCCTTTAGCAGCAAATGGATGTGTAACTGAAACGTTAGCTGTTATATTTCCACCAATCATTTTAGTAGTATTAATAGGACCAGACTGGCTTAACGCAATAATTTTTGTATTATCTTCAGAACTTGTATCAATAATTGGTTTATTAACACTGTCTAGTTCAAAAGTTCCTGATGACGTAGTGGTTGTAAAAGTTATTGGTGTATTGTCATAAATATTTTTATATGCATTATTAACGTTACCAATGTAAGCAGCTGTTCCTGACGTATTATATTTTACGCCACTAAGATATAACTCTCCGGCCATATTAACATTTAATGAATTCTCTGTTATGGAAATGTTTTCATTATTATCATCATTGACCCATTCAGCAAAACCTGTAACAGTTTCTGATGCACCTATTACATGCTTTACTTGAGCATAGTTCCAACCGTTTCTCTGACTACTGGAATGAACTACCCATTGACCTGTTCTATGCTTAAAACTGCCAAAAGAGTCTCCGTTTGAAAACTTACCTTCATCAGCAATACTAATATTAGTAAATCCTGAGCCGTCAGCATTTAAACTACTTGCAGATCCGGAACCTGGATTTCCTGTTCCAGCAAAATTTGTTAAGTCTAAGCTATGAATCTCTACACCATTAAGAAATAACTTTAAGCTGCCTAAATCAGCATTTCCAAATGAGTCTGATGGGTAATTTATCTGAGCGTTTTGATACTGGTCTGCAGTAACGTCGTTATTAAGAACACCACTTATACTTTGACTTCCGTTGTAAATGCCTAAACGATAACTGCCTACAACATTTGATAAAGGTTCGTAGCTTTCATTAACATCAATAACGTTATAACCTGCTGTATCTAATACATTGTTATAACTTATTACTGAACCTGATGAGCCAAAAGATAAGTTAGCTGTAATTCCATTTAATGTTGAAACTGTAAACTGGTCTAAATTTGGAGCAGGAGTAGGTGCCAATGATTTTAATACTTCATTGAATCTATCAATTGCAGTGCCTATAGGTGTCGTAGTAGTGAAGTCTGTAAATAAACCATCTGTGTAATCGTTATCTTCAGCATCACCTATTGTAGAACCACCAATTTCATTGCCCTCAGAGTCTGTAACAGTACCTGATACGACAATAGAACCTGATACTAATACTGTTCCTGATGTGTGTGAACCTGATAAAAAGTTTGCCTGACCTTTTGTCGTACTTGTTCCATCTTCCTTAACTAAATACAGGGCATTTGAGTCTATTAAGTCTTCATCGTTTCTATAAATACCAAACTGATTATCTGTTGCGCCATTATCAGCGTCTATTTTTATATAAACACTTTCAATTGATTGTAATAATACATTATCATTATGGTCAGCAGGTGAGTCAAAATTTAAATCAAGCAAATTAGGCGCTTCACTTGTTATTTTTTCTGCATAAATATTATTCCATGAATTATCAGATGCACCAATTGTATCATCTTCACCTGCAGGTAATAAACTTCCATCAAGAGTAAAGTCACCATCTTGTAATAAACTACCTGTAAGAGATAGATTGCCTTCTTGAACTATATTACCGTCTAGATTATAATCACCTTTTTGAATTAAACTTCCTGTTAACTCTAGATCACCTAGTTGGTCGTAACTTCCTGTAAGTGACAAATTACCAGTTTGATTTAAATTTCCTGTCTGGACTATGTTTCCATCTAGATTATAGTCACCTTTTTGAATTAAGCTACCTGTTAGTTCTAAGTCACCTAACTGGTCATAGCTTCCTGTAAGTGACAAATTACCAGTTTGATTTAAATTGCCAACCTGAACTATATTTCCATTTAAAGTATAGTTTCCTAAATGGTTTAAACTACCTGTTAATTCTAAATCACCGCTGCTTAAAGTTAAGTCACCATTGCTTAATGTTAATCCACCAGATTGACTAAAGTCGCTTAAAGCAAATATGCTACCGCTGACAACTAAGTCACCACCAAAAACTGCTGTTCCTCTACTATCAACTACACTTCTATTACCAATAGAGCCACTAACATAAAAATTTGTATCTGTTTGTAATGCACCAACTCCAGTATCAGGAGCATCATGTATAGAAACAAGATGATAGTCACCTTCGGAAAATAATGATACCTCACTACTTCCAGCGCCATCGCTTGTAAAAACAGTAAAGTTTCCTGGGTTGTTTCTATTTACTTCAACAATGTGACTTTCTGTATATAAAGTACCTGAAACTACTACGTCTCCTTTAAAAAGAGAAGTTCCTCTACTATTAGAGTCTTTTGATCCAGCAGTTCCATGAACTAAAAGAAAAACATCATTTCCGACATTTGTAAGTAAAGCTGCACTATTAGAAGTACCGCCTATTTTGTCAGATGCAATTGAATCATCATATATTACAAGACCTGGGCCAGATCCAGATCCTATAATTCTAGACGTTAATAGACCTTCAGCTCTAAAATCTTTAGCCATAATATAAACTTTCTTTCAATTATATTATTAATTATCTGAGCTTACTACATGTATATGAACTTTACCATTAAATTCTTCTGAAGCAGAGATAGTTACGTTATTTATTGTTAGACTAGTTATGAAAACATTAACGTTTTCATCTTCGGGAGCTATTGTACAAACAGGCAATGACACATAATTTCGGGTAAATGTATATGTTTCTTGACTTGAGTTATCAAATACTAATACTGCTGCTTCCACGTCTACTCCGTTTCCTGAAGTTGTTGTTTCATATATAGGTCTTCTTCTAAGAAGTGGATATATTTTCTTATATCTATTTTTATCTCTTAAAGTTGCCATTTAAAGTTTCTCCGCTGCCTCTGATGCCAAGTCAGAACGGTAGCCTCTAGGCAAGTTAACATGCACTGAGTATACAGATTCTTTAAGCTTTTGTATTACTTGAGTTAAACCATTTGACTCCTTATCTAAATATGGAGCATCTATTTGATCAACGTCACCTAAAAGTAATATTTTTGAATTTTGACCTACACGAGTTATAATTGTTTTTAACTCATGAATAGTTGCATTTTGTGCTTCATCTACAATTATAAAGCTATCGTTAAAGCTTCGACCTCTCATATAAGATATAGGTGCAGCGTCAATTTGATTTTTTTCAAGCATCATATTAAAATAAGATAAATCACCAAAAGCATTTCTAAAATTGTCTATTATTGGCGCAATCCATGGCTGCATTTTTTCATTTAAGTCTCCAGGCAAAAATCCTAAGTCTTTACCAACAGGCTGAGTTACTCTTGTAAAAATAATTCTTTTAAAAATGTCTTTATTAACCAAAGCTAATCCTGACATTAAACTTAAATAAGTTTTTCCACTGCCAGGTAATCCAGTTAAAGAAACTAAACTTACATCTGGATTCATAATAGCATCTAAAGAGAATTGTTGTTCTTTATTTTTAGGAGTTATTCCAGTATAATTTTTAATTTCAGATTTATTTTTAATTACACGTATTACGTTTTTTTCATATACACATAATGCTGAACTTGTGTTTTGAAAATTCCTTAATAAAAATGGCTCGTTTTCAAATAAGTTCAATTCCATTTCTATTGTACCATTTTTATATAAATCATCAACAAAGTCTTGGCTTCTATCTATTGTTTTCCACTCACAAAATAGTTCTTCTTTTCTAATATCTAACAAGTCACCAAAATAGTCTTCTGCAAGCAACTTTATAGAATCACATTTTACTCTTAAATTAATATCTTTTGTAATAAGCTTAACTTCATATTCTGGATATTTTTCTGATATTCCTATTACTGATGATATAATATAGTTGTCATTTGACTTTGACATTTCTAAAAATGCATTATTAACTTTATTTTCTTCTACCCAAACTTTAATAAGAATATTATCTTCTTCTAAAAGAACTCCTTCATGTAAACTACCAATCTCTCTTAAACTATCAAGCATTCTATTAATATGTCTTGCTGATTCTCCTAAAACACCTTGTCTATCTTTAAATCTGTCAAGTTCTTCTAAAACTACGAGAGGTATAAAGACAATACTATCTGTAAAGTTGTGAAGACAATTTTTGTCATAAAGTAAAACACTAGTATCAATTACGTAAACATTATTTTGTTTCATTAATATAAACTTCCTCTCATGTTTATACAATTAAATCTAATCTAAGTATTAAAAACATGTTAGGAAATGTTTATGAATAAAAACTGTTTTGGTAAAATAAATGACAGCAATACAAATTGCAACAATATTGAGTGCAAATATTGGGAAAATAAATGCAAAAATAAATGCGCAATATTACAATCAAATAATAACGAACATACTCTTCAAGAAATAGGTGAAATATTTGGTATTTCTAGAATGAGAATATGTCAAATTGAAAAAAATGCACTAAATAAATTAAAAAAGAAAGTTTTTAAGAGTCTTTAACAGCGTCTTGTGACTTTTTTAATTCAAGAGAATTCTTTGCCAAAGACTTTAAACTAGCTGATAGACTTCTTAATCCTTTTCTAAGTCTTACTCCTGCAGAAGCATTACCACTCAATGACTTATCAAGGTCCTTTTTTAAAAGCTCTAATAGTATTTTGCTTTCTTCGTATTCAGATTTAATTTGCTCTGTGAGTTCTTCTTGATTTAATTGTGACATTATTACTCCTTTATATTTCTAATTTAGGTTTGTCTTCTTTATTTATTAATAAAGAAATATTTTTCATTAAACTATTGTCTTCTAATTCTAAAGAAAGTTTAAAAATAAGTTGTTTTAACTCATCTTGAGTTACACCATATCTAATGATTTCTTCTTTGATTTCTCTAACTTTCTTAATAGAATTTATATCTTCTTTTTGCATTATAAATTCCTTTGAAATATTTCTCTTTTAAGTTTATAAGAACCATCTTTTTCAAAATATAAAATTTGACATATTACATTGTTTTGTTCAGTAGACCTTGAAATAACAACATAGTCGTCTATTTTGTTTTCTATTAAGTAATCTATTTTTTCCCAAACGCTAACATCACAATCGTTCTTTACTAAAAGCGAAACTAATTTATTATCTATAGAATGTTCTAAATCTTCTTTTGTAGTTACCATTCCACGATAATTTGAAGTGTCAGATATTATTTCACTAGAACAATAGTCTGTTATTTTATGAATAACATCACAATTATTACAAGCAACATATTTTTCTTCTATTTTTTCTTCTTCTAACGTAGAAAACACTGAAAATTTATGGTACACTGGCTTTTCACTTTTTGAATATAATGGTAAAATACAACTACATTCTATTAAGTGAGTTACATACTTCATTATTCGTCAATTTCAACCTTTAACTGATCGTATCCCCAGCTTTTAGCACTATCAATTTCTAAAGACAAAAGACTGTCAATTTTTTTAACTGTATCTATTTCAATTGATAATTCTCTACTATTTTCTAGTAATAAAGATGTAAGCTTTCCTTTTAAAACATCCATTACAGAATAATATTTTTGTCCTAAATGTTTGTTAATTTGACTTTCTAATTTCATAATAGCTCCTGCATTTCTTAATATCATTCTGCAATTCTAGCGATAATTTTTCTACAGCATCATACAGACATACAGGAATTATATTATCTTTATCATCAAAGTAAACTCCAAATTGTCTTATTTTTTTAAATGCTGATATGCAAAATTTGATATCTTCAATTTGGTTTTTTTTAGAGAGAAACACTTCAGTTTTTTTACCTTTTAGCCTTTTTATTCTTTTTTCAATTATTTCGTTTTTTTCTAAACTAGAAAATTCTTTTATTTTTTTGTCAATAGAATTTTTATTACACTTAGTAAAAGTTAAACTATTTGGTGTTAAAATAACATTATCAAAACATTTTAAGTTTTCTATATTAGACTTTATATTAAAAGATTCACTACTAAGTGAATATCCTGTTGCTAATGAAATATCTTCAAAAAAGAAAGGGTCATGGTCAACTGTAAATTTTTCATATATTAAACAAGCCATTTTGTTCTTTAGTAAAGTCTGTTTAATACTATTTGCAATATTTGGAAGAATACCTCTACAGACTATAATTAAAGCCTTTTTGTTATTTAAATAAGCTTTTTCTAGTAAAGGAATAATAACATTTTCTTTTTCAATAAACTCGTCAAAATTAGCAATATAACAATTAGTTTTTACTTCGCTAGACTTACTAAACAAAATTGAATAAAAGTCTTCTCTTACATTTATATCAAATTTATATGAGTTACTTTTTTTAATTTGACTTTTATATTTTGTATTTTTAATGCTTATTAAAGAGTCTGAACCTGAAACTTTTAATATAATTTTAAATAAGTCAATAGAGTCTTTATTTGCAAGCTGTTTATTAATATAATCTAATGCATCAGAAAACTTTGCTTTTCTTCTTTTATTTTTATTAATTTTTTCTGTATTTTTTAAAAATATATTTTTTAATAAATTAAAAGAACTTCCTGGAAATATTTTTTCAATATTGATTGCTCTTTCTAAAATAAGAGACTTATACGGATTATTTTTTAAAATATTAGAACACATTAAACTATATAAAAAAAGATGACTATTCTGATAAACATTTTTATCGTTGATTATTCTTATTTTATTTTTTTCAAAGTCATCTACAAATTTTTTAATAGTATATAGTTCTTTATTCATGTTCTTCTTCTTTTTTAGATACTAAAAATTTAATATCTTCAATTCTTTTTTCTGAAAGCACAACTCTGAAGAACGCTGATAATGTTGCAACTGTAAATAAAACAAAAAATATATTTGTATTTTCTGTTGCAAATAAAGATGCTGCGGATGACATCATAGTAATTTCAGAAAATCCTATATTAGTACTAGTACTCATTTACTACTTTTGCTGCCTTTCTAAAAATAGTTTTTAAATATTGTAAACAATTTTCTTCTGCTTCTTCTTCTAACATCCAACCAATACTCTTGTGCTCATACTTTTTAGTATCAGGATTAGGCAATACTTTTATTTTATCACTTTCTTTACCAATGTATTCAGCTAAATATAAAGTCATTGTATCAACGCCATCTGGGTTAATGACTATCATTTTAAAGTCTTTATCAAGCTTAATACTAATTTGGTCGCCTTGAATATTTGCTTCTTCGTAAAGTTCTCTACAAGCAGCTTCAAATGCTGTTTCACCTTCATCAATAACACCTTTTGGTATGTCAAACTGGTTTCCGTATCTATCTTTTCTAAACTTTTCCAATGTTAAAAATAAATTTTCATTATTTTCTCTTTTGTAAATTATAAAACCTGCGCCAGCCATTTTATAACTCACAATATGACTTAAAAAAGTCTTCAGGGAACATATCATAACTTCTATTCATAATTCTCTTCCAGTCGCTATCTAAAATATAAGTAATAGCTTCATCTTCATGATTTCTAATACTTCTACCAACAGACTGTACAATTGTTCTAACAGTTTGCATATTATACCACCACTTCCACTTATTCATTTTCTTTCTACATACTTTGTCACCTAAGTATGGAAATGGCATTTTACAAATTACTTGAAACTTGCTTAAGTCACCTTTTAAATCAACTCCTTCTGACATTGAAGGTGAGACAAGGACAGTATCATTAGAGCTGCGACAGTGCTCCTCTAACAGCTTTTCTCTATTTGCGCCATAGGCAACTTTAAGTCTTTTATTCCTAACTGCATGCTTAATAAATTCAGCAATCTTAATATTATGTGTATGAATAATACCTTTTTCACCTTTATGCTGATCTAATATGTCATTGATAGTAACTCTAATTTTAGGTAAAGTTTTATCAATATTATTAGCAGACATACTTCCAGTATTTAAAAACACAATTGGTCTTTTTTTAGGGTCAAAAGGTGACTCTTCTTTGACAAAAACTGTTTTATCTTCATCGATTCCAACTAGCTCACAAAAACCTTGTTGAGAAATAATTGTTGCTGACATAAAAATAATGTAGTCTGCATTATTTAAAAGATACTCATGTGAATACTTTGAAACTTCAATTGGCTTAAATATAAGCTTAATTTTATTTTTTTTATCTGTATGAGAAGTTTCAAAAACCCAATTGTCTTTGTCGTAAATTTCAATAAATTGTTTAATCTTAGTCAAATGCGAATTAATTAATTGAACCTTGTGATGCAGTGATTTAAGTTCAGCTAGTTTTTGTGACGTAATGCCTAGATTTTGTAATTTATTATTTAAATTTACTGATACTTTTGTTAAATGCGGTAAATAAACGTTTTTTACCCAATTAAATGACTGAAATTGTGTTGACAATTTAGGCATTTTAATTTTTAAAACATTTTCAGCGAAGTGCTGTGATACTGTAATTTCAATAAATCTTGAAAGCTCATTCTCAAGATTATGAGCTTCATCAACTACTAAAATCTTTTTTCTTGGAGTCTTACCATTATAATTCTTTTCTGTCAAGAAATAAGAAAAATTTGTAATTGACAATTCAGAGTCACAAAACTCTTTCTTTTTAGACTTGTAAATACAGTCATAAGCACATGTTTCAAGCTGAGGCTTTGTTGTACCTTGTCTAATTAAGTCTTGAATTTCTTTACAAGAAGACTTTTTTTCTTTTTTACAAGTGTAGTTGTTACTACTATAAAGACTTTTCATTCCTATCTTTTCAAAGTCTTTTTCATATTGCTCTTGCAAGATTTTCTGTGTAGTTAAAAAATAACAACCATTATCGTCATCATTTTGATATTTATTATTTAGATACCTAGCAATTGTTAATCCTATTGCAGATTTTCCTACACCTGTTCCACACTCAACAACAGCATATTTTTTATTATTATTAAAACCTTCTAAAACTTTATTTATTGCATTTTCTTGCTGAGTTCTAGTTTCATTATATGGAAAATATTTAATCCATTCAGCTTTGTTCAAAATTTACCTCGAGGATTTTATGCCTAAAATAGAAAATAAAAAAGAAATTGAAAAAATTTCTAAAAGAATTGCTAAAAAAGAAATTAAAAATCAATATAGTAATCTTAAAAAAGATTTACTCAAAGAGAAAGAACTTGAAAGTCTTATTCAAGACCTTGTTAAAGAAATGCTTCAAAAATATCATGATATGTTTTATCGCGATAAAAGCATTATTAAACAAAAGCTTAAATAACGGAATCGAACCGTATCTAGTAATTAAATAAAACTTATTTAAAACTTCATTAAATAATATTAGTATGTAACAGCACATTATAAACGAAAAAACAAAATATTCAATGAATACTTCATTTTCAATATTAATCGACTTTATTATATTTTTTAAATTTCTTTTATACATCACAAGTTAAATAAAATGTTTTTTATTCTTTCTAAAGCTTTTTCTTTTTCAATTATAGCTTCTTCATGACTATTTTTATAAGCATAATTTCCTAAAAAGTTTTTTAAAGCTGGATAGTATTCTTTATTGTTTAACGTTATATAAACAATATTCTTACCACTCATAGTGTCAGGTACTATCTCTATATTAACAACGTTTTTTAATACATCGTCTCCGTCTAAACTAAAAGTATCTTTTCTTGTTGAAGCATAGTCTCTACCAACTTCTTCAGTTATAATATTCTTAATATATTTTTTTAATAAATTCATTATAAATTCCTTGAATAATACTTAACAATAAATAGGTAAGGTAGCATGAGTAAGTCTTTAGCTGAGTCTATATTTAATAAAATTTACAATAAAAACTATTACATTTTAAAAAATGGAACACTTTCAGAAAGTTTAAAGCACCATATTGATAATAACATTCCTTTGTCTGAAACGATTTATCGTATGGGTAGTGCAGAATATTTTAAACTATTTTTCGAAGCAAGAAATTGTCTTATAGAAAATAGAATTATTTTCTTGTGTGAAAACGATAGCTGGCTTCTAAAAAACACAGACATTGGTTATTTTGGCACTTATAAGGATAAAGTTGTTCCTTTAGATTTTCCTTTAGAATACGTCAGAGAAATTAATGAAGCTGAGTATCGAGGCAAAAAAGTCAAGCTAAATAAACCTAAAAGAGCTAGCGGCGGCAAGAAAAAATTTGTTGTTTATACAAAAAATGCAAAAGGCAACGTTGTTAAAGTTGGATTCGGTCAACCTGGAATGAGAATTTCTAAAAATGCTGCTGCTAGAAAATCTTTTCTAGCAAGACATAAATGTGATACAGACCCAGGTCCTAAGTGGAAAGCTAGATATTGGTCATGTAATATTCATAGATATAAGAAACAGCTAGGGCTTAAATTTCCAGGAAGATGGTAAAATGTCAAAACCATATAAAGACATAAAAATAGAAAACTTTATAATTAGAAAATTCAATAGTAGTCTACAAGAAACAGACTTAAAATGGCATAGAGACGATAGTAATAGAAAAATAACAATACTTGCAGGAAATAATTGGAAATTTCAGCTAGATAACAATATACCTTTTAACCTACAAAAAGGTAAAACCTATGTCATAGAGACAAAAATTTGGCATCGTCTGATTAAGGGTGACGATAATTTAATTATAAAAATTGAAGAGATATAATAATGTTTACATATAAAGCAAAAGTAGTCAGTGTTTATGACGGAGATACAATTACTTGTCTAGTAGATTTAGGCTTTAAAATAACAATAAAAGAAAAATTTAGACTTTATGGCATAGACACACCTGAAATTAGAACAAAAGACCTTCAGGAAAAAAAACTTGGATATAAAGCAAAAGAAAAACTAGAAAGCTTAATTAAAAACAAAGATGTTTATCTTGTTGTAATGAAAAAAGGCAAGTTTGGTAGATGGATAAGTAAAGTCTATTTAAATAAAAATGATATTTCAGATGATAACTCTGTAAATCAAATCCTTTTAAAAGAAGGATTTGCTAAACCTTTCATGATGGACTGATTACTCATTGATAATTAGTTTTATAGGAGGTCTGTTATGCCCGTTACAGAACTATTACTTATTTGTGCTGGTGTTGCTTATGTTGGCACTGAAGGCCTTAAACGCTCTTTAAAACTTAAGGGTAAAAAAGGTTTACAAAGATTTATCTCTACAATTATTGGAATTGCCACAGCATGGTTCATTTGTGATGGTGAAAATGAACCAACAAGAAAACAACTTCTCATAGGTTTAATGGGAGGAAGTGGCGCAACTTTTCTTATAATGATGTTAAAAGGTCATTTAGGAAGTAAAAATAAGCTTCTTAATCAACTTGTTGAAACAGTTGAAGAAACACCTCAAATTAAAGATGAAAACAACAATGGTATTGATGACGACCTAGAAGCACAAATTATTAAAGAAGCTTTGGAAAAAAAAGAAGAAGAAAGTAAAAAATCTGACAAAGAAGATTCACACTTAGAAGATACTGTTTGTGTTAAATGCGGAAAACAAGTTTGTGAGTGCAAATAATGGAAGCAGTTCTTAATTTAATATCTCAAAGTGCACCTGTTATTGCTTCCATCATGGCAGGAGTCTGGATAATGTCTAACAAGTTCAATGTTGTCGAAAAAAAATGCGACTTAATTGCTCAAAAAGTTGATCATCTAGGCGAAAAAGTCTCTGATATGGAAAACTCTAAAGAAAAAATGTCTTCACAAGTTAGTTCAATTGACAGAAGAGTTTTAACTTTAGAAATTATGAAAGAAAACGAAAACGAAAAGTCAGCGTGATATTATGAATTGGTTCTCAGATAAAGGAAAAAGAAGCTGGGTTGCATCTTTAATATTTTTAGTAATGGTCATTGGCCTTATATTTTTCTTTACTTATATGCATATTCCTGATAAAAACAAAGACGTTATAGTTGGTATTGTCGGTATGATTATTGGTAGTATCTCATCAATGATTTCTATCTTTAGCGGCCGCGACCCTGACGATATAAAAGATTTAAAAGAAGAAATTATAAAGTTAAATGATGACAGGTCAACTCTTATTAGTAGACTTAGAGATGCACAAATGGATAAAGAAAATCTTAGAATGCAACTTCAAGGTCTACAACATGAAGTAATAAATAGACTTTCAATCTTTGTTGGAATTGAAAATCTTATGAAAATAGGTAGGATTGACAGTAAAAGCAAAAAAGAAATAGAAAAGTGGATACCAAAAGAAATTAAAAACGAAGAGCTAGTCAGTGATGCACCAAAAAATATGAGAACATTTAACTCTAGAATTGATGAAAATCCTGAAGAATCTACTCCTTCTACTATAAAACCAAAAGACTTGTCTCCAAAAAAAGAATTAGACGATCAATTAGATGATCAGTTTTGGAAAGATTTTAATAAAAAATAAAAAGTATTTTAATAATACTAAAAAAGGAGAAAATTTTGAAATTTTTTTTGTACACATTTATTTTTTTACTAGGTTGCTCTAATATAGTCGAAGAAAACGAAAGATTAAATGACGCATCTAAAAAAAGTTTAATTGGAAGTGAATGTAGCTTAGGCTGTATTTGGAGCAAATATGCAGTAACGTCAGGTGTTCAAACTTTAACACATTATTGCAATGGTGAAGGATGTCATTGTGTTGAAAGAGGAAATATATATAACTCTTGTCATGAGCAAAATATTTCTCCATCACAAAGTCTTGATGAATCTTCTTGGGAAAGCAACCAGCAAACAGGAAATTTACCTCAAAGTGATTATAATTCAGTAAAAGGAAATAGAATTGCCGACGAAGCATATTGGGAAGCTAGCAGAAGAGGAACAGTTGGATGGTGTTATAATGCCGTCGCTGATGCTGTAGAAAGAATAACTGGACCTTTTCTCTGGGGTGGTCATGCTTACCAAGCTGCAGATCAGTTTGCTTCTTCTTCACATTTCTTTGAAGTATGGGAAAGAAGTTTAATTAACTTACCGGCAGGAGCAATTGTTGTTTGGGGTAAAGGTACTAGCAGAAGCGGACACATTTCAGTTGCACTTGGTAATGGACAAGAAGCTTCTGATCATATTGCCTCTCAAATGGTTTATCACTATGGCGGGGCCCCTGCAAGAGTTTTTCTTCCGAGATAGTTATGCCTTATAAAATATCTAAACAAAAATGCAAACAAAGCAGTGGTAAAAAAGGCAAATACGTCTTAAAAAAGAAAAATAGCAACGAGAAAGTATCATGTCATACATCAAAAAAAAAGGCAAAGTCAGCTATGAGAGCAAGATATGCTAATGAAACTCATATAAATGAAAATGATAGTTCTTACAATATTAATGATTTAATTATAAAATTTAAAACAGAAATACTATCACATGATGAAATAAATTATATTGCTAATTACGCAAAGTCTGCTTCATATGATGAATTAATTCAATTGTGGTCAAATTTAGTATCAACACGAAATCTAGCAAATATACAAAAAATTCATAAAGAAATTGGAAATTATATAGTTGACGCAGTAAATAATTCTAGAAAAGAGAAGAAAATGGCTACTAGAAGACAAAAATTTAAAAAATTAAAAAAAATTCTTAGACTTAAAGAGAATAATGACAATAAATCATTTGATGAATACTTACAAGATGCATTAGGAAGCTCGCAAGAATCACAAGATACACAAGCAAAAAAAGAAGAAAACCCTGAAGAGGCACTAAAAAAGTTTCTTTCTATAATGGGGACGACTCCTACGTTAAACAAAGATATTAAAAAGATTGAACAGTAATACATTATATTGATATTATTTAACTAACCACGCTTATAATAGTTACTAATGTAACACTTTCTCATTAAAAGGAGAAACATTATGAAACTATTACAAGTTATTATAGCATTACTTTTCTTAAATTCTTGTCATTTAGAATTAATTCTTAGTCAAGAAACAAGAGCAGCTTCATTACAGAGCATTTCTTCAGTAGGTTTACTAGTATCATCTTATGTTATAGATATAGAAAAATTTACAGAACAATGTAATTATGCTTATGACTCTTCTATTTGCGCAAGTAACGAAATGCTTCTTGGTCTAAAAACAGTAAACATGCAACTTGCTGCTTCTTTTTCTTCAAAATCTACAACGTTCGCAATTGAAAATGAAGAAAATCAAGCTGTTATGATTACTGCTGGTCATGTTTGCAATGAATTTGATAATATTAATGAGACTGTTACAAGTGCAATGTCAGCTTTTGTTTTTGGAGCAATGAATGAAATGTCACTTGAAGCAGTAAAAACCATATCAGTTTATGATATATCTGGAAACAAATACAGAGTCTTAAATACAATTTACTCTCATCCTGATAAACCTGATATTTGCCTGTTTAATATAGATAGACCATTTCCCGCAACTATTCAGCTTTCAGATGAACTTCCAACTCTAGGTGATAGAGTTACAAATATTGCTGTTCCTTACGGAATATTTGGCAAAAAAACAATACCTATTTTTCAAGGCATATATTCAGGTCAAAAAAATAAACACAACCATGTTTACACAATTTCAGCTGGTCCAGGTTCTTCTGGCTCACCTATTCTATATAATAATAAGCTTGTTGGTATAATACACTCAGTTGATCGAAGAATAAATCAAATAAGCTATGCCACACCTCTTAACATTATTAGAGACATTATTGAATTAGAATAATATTTTATCTAGAACCAGCCTTATGACGCGCAAAACCGTATAATTTTCTTCCCATTTCTCGAACTTTTTCAATGTCATGAAACATAGTAGAAGAGTCTACCTGTCGTATAATTAATGCTCTAGCTTTTTGCCTATCCTCTTCAAGTATTTCTTGTGATGTCTCAGGTTTAAGTCTAAGTCTAGTATTCTTAAAGGCTAAAGTCATCAATTCTAATAACTCTTCGTCACCCTTAATCCTTAGAGCTTCTTCATAAAAGTCAGCTCTTTGTGTTGAGCTAGACACTAGTGTAGTTGTTTCTTCTCTTCCGCGAAAGTCAGGTCGTTGTCTTCTTCTAGCTCTAGCAGCATCTCTTTGAGCTGCTCTGCCATGTATGTCTGCTCTCATTTGTTCTATTGTGTTTCTAGCTTGTTGCTGAGATGCACCACATGCAGCTAAACCTGACATCAATGAAGTACTTAATACAAGAGTTTTTGCAGCTTTCTTTAAAGAATCCATGATTCCTTCTTCTAATAAGTCACTTTCACTAATAATACCTTCTTTTAATAATTCTTCACGAATCATTTCTCTTAGTTGGCTTTCTGAAATAATCATCATTATCCTTTCGCTTTAGCAATAACATACTTATATATTTATAATAAAAATATTTTTTAACCTTTTTTATTTTTAAATGTTTGATTTATTGCCTAATTGTATTGAACCATCACTTGATGTATGCATCCAGTAAGGATTGTCACCAAAGTTTACTACATCTGAACATGATACTTCATCAAATCCTAAACTTAACAAAAAGCTTTTTTTGACTATTAATAACGGCTCATAATGAGAGTCAAAAGACATACCTTTAGAAATTTCATCATCACTTGCGCTTCTAAGTTCGTGATCTTCTAAAATACTTCGAACTTCTTCAAAATTTCCAGCTTCTACCGCATATTTTATGTTATCATTTCCTAGACTCCACAATAAGTCAGACAGTCTAATCATTTTACTCATATAATCTTCATCAGAACCAAAAGACTCTCTAATAACACTTTTTATAATACTTCTTAATTTTCTCTCTGTTATTCTCATTACACGCCCTTTTAAACTAAATATTATTTAAAATATTTTAATTATATTTTATTACTCCACCAAGTCGCTTTCCAACCATCACTCTTGTCAATATATTCTTTACCTGTATTCACAAATCCAGCTTTCTTAAAAGCACTTTGTGAAGGAATATTATCCACGCCAATAAGCAAATCAGCAGCTACTCGACCTTTAAAAAACTTTGCTATCGCAATACTTCCAATTCCTTTAAACTTTTTCCTTACTTTACTATCAACATAAATGGCTCCAACTCGCCAGCCTCCTGCTTCTTGCCTTGGCGTCATAAATCCAACCAAGCTATCTCTGAAATATATTCCGGCTCTTTCGATACTTCTATCTTCTGGTCGAACAAAACCCCTTATCTCTTCGTCTTGGTCACCCTTTAACAACAAGCCTTTATCAATTCTACCAGGATATACGACTTCAACTTCTTCCGATTTAACACGATATACATCGGCGTCAGTCTCAAACATCATTTGTCTTACCAAACGTCGCAAATCACTTTCTTTTAGTATCATATTTGCCTCTTTAGAATCTTTTCTATTATTCTCTATGTTTTAAATATCTTTATTTACCCAATTCTCGTTACGAAACCTTGATGTCTTCTCATTCAGCTCTTCAAATGAAGGCAACCTGTCGCTCCCGTGCAAACGCATCGCTTTCGCCAATAAATCAACCTCTTCTTCAACATAGTCAATATCAGGCACACAACACTCCACAGGACATACCATCTGACAAGACTCGTTACCATGAAATCCTACACACTCAGTACATAAGTCTCGATCAATCTCGTATATGTCCACGCCTTCACTTATCGCTCCATTTGGACACTCAAACTCACATGCACCACAATTAATACACTCATCAGTTATTAACGTTGCCATCTATATGCTCCTGTAACAGCTTTTCTTTTCTTGCTTGTATATTTTATCATTCTACACACAACGATTTAACGAAAGAAAACGTCTTTCCTCTTTTATAAGTCAAAACTTGTTCGAGGAATGTCATATATTTCTTTTCCGCTAGTCTCGTAAAATGGAATGCCTTTCTTGCGACAAAATGTTTTAAAATAATCCTTCTCGTGAGAACTAATTTCTTCAGCTAAGCTTTTATGTGTCAAACCTAACGAACTTAACTCTTCGAGACTAAATACATCTCTAGACCAGTCTCCATGCTCCACTTCTCCACCTAACCAAATCAAACCAACAATCTTCTCAGGTACCAAAACAAACTCTGTTTGATTATATGTAAAAAAATCTCCCGGCTCGCTTTTTACAGACTTTAAATATGCATCTTCGTCCTCTAGAGGAAAATTTCTCCTTATAGTATCTTCTTTTCTGTTTAAACTATCTTCTCTCCTGTCATCTAGACTAAAGGTTGATGTTCGCTTTCTCTTTTGACCGCTTGACAAATTATCAATATCAACTCCAACGTTATCGTCAAAACCCATTGTTACAACCTTAGGCTTTACTAAAACACCAACATAACCCCACGCGTCAATTCCTCCATCACTATAATTACAACCTACTCCTACATTCTTATCCGGATTTACCAAGTTACATGATATCTCGTTATTTCCACCAATATATTTAATACTATTCTCAAACAGACTAGTACAGAATCTCTTCCATATCTTAACTCTCTCTTCTATACTCTTACCTTTACTCATTTCTTGAAACTTATATATCGCTGGCTCGCTTATCAGCCCCTGAAACCAATGTGTATACAAAGCATGCTTGACTAAACCCGGATGCCCATAATTGTCACGAAATGCTAGCTTTCTTTCTCGGGACATCTCACTAATTACCTCCTTAACAAATAGCCTCAAATCATACTCTTTCAATATCATATCTTATCCTCTAACAATCTTTCTATTCTTCTCTATATATTTCCTCATCCTAAGAATAAAACACCTTTCAGCGTTAATCCTCTGATACTATATAATAGCGTATCCCTAGACTGAAAAAGTTGTACAAAAGTTCTCCCGAAAATTTTTTGCTCTCGCACACTTTTTCTTTTTCAATTAGCCCAACATTTCACCGCATCACTTACACACGAATTACACGAGCGTCACGAAGCACACGAAAGCACGAAAAAGCAAAAGTAAAGGAAAAGCTGCGAGAATGCTAAGGGCGAGTGCGGACCTAGGCGGCGAAAAGTGTAAAAAGAGTGGTCTGCAGGGTATAATATATAGGCGCCCTAGGGGGGCTACAAAAGGCCCCGGGGCCCGCTAGGTTCTGGGTAAATAATTATTATCCCGGGTAAAATATTATCATAAGGGATATAATAATCACAAGAGAAGGGAGACGCGATAATGATTTTCTCAGCGCTTTGGGTTCTGATTCTCGGGTTAAGCGTGTATAAATTTATTTTCCCGTATAAAATGAGTTCGTATCGATTTAGAGATATGGACTAACAGGAGGTTCAAATGGATCCAACTCTCATTGGGTTAGCTGTTCAGATCGGTCTATTCGCATTCATCCTTATCGGATGCGCGAGCAGGTAAAAAACCAATCGTCTGTGTATAATCAATCTGAAGGAGGTACCATGGAAAACTACATTTATATCGCACAGGTTGTGAGTGTCTGGGGGAAAATCTGTCTGGCTGCATGTGTTGACTCCATGGTTTATAGGAGGATTTATGTGATGTAAAAAACCTCGGGTCAAGTTATAATCAACAGGTAACAATCAGGCGATAAAATCCAATCAAGGAGAGAGACGTATGAAGGTTCGACACGCACAGATTGATGGTCATATCCGTGGGCATGAGAAGTACGAGGACCTGGTAAATATTCTCCGTGAGATGTATGGTTCATCTGAAGATGCCAGCATGATTCGGTTTATGGAAGGGGTCCAGGATGTATTCCGGTCTGAGGTGGAGAGTCGAAGTGGGCGAGGTGTGGCGTCGCAAGGTGAGGGGTGGCGTCGTGAACAGAAAGATGCATTCTCTGGTCGTGGTGCGAAGTGGGTGAAGGTTGACAAAGACTCTGAAGTCTGGACGGGTCTCGTCGCGAAGCTGGATGAGTGGGAGGAACTTGGTGAGTCGGTGGAAAGTTATCGTGTTAATATCAATGAAGCTGGTTATGCTTGGATGCGGTACAGTGGTCCTCGAGCAGAAAACATGGCGGCATTCGAGGTTCGGGT